AAACAAAGAGTACAAATTCAAGTTCGGATTCAAAGCATTACTAATGTACGAAAAAGAAACCGGTTCAAGCGTATCGGCAATTGGTGACAACATCAACATGAGTACATTGGTTGACATTGCATATTACGGCTTAAAGGCAGCAGGCGAAAATGTGACAAAGGATTTTGTTATTGATGCCATTGATGAAGACTTTGCACTTATTAATGTATTCACGCAAGCCATGCAGGAAGATATGGCCGCGCTTAATAACATGGGCAAGGAAGCAAAAAAGTAAAATTGCCATTGGTTAATTGGATAAGGGGGTTTGTATTAGGCGTTCTAAAGCAATCCCCACTATCACTTGACGAATATACAATGGCGGCCATATTTGATGCTTACATAGGGCATACAATAGGCGAAAACATAAAGGCACGGACACAGTGGGAAACCGCAAGATTTGTTTCTTTTGTAACATTGAAAAGTGCAGGAAATAAAAGGATGCACAAACCACAAGACCTGATTAAATTTGACTGGGAACAACAAGATGACAAAAAAGGCACTGGCAACAATGCTTGGACAAAAGAAGAAATAGAACAATTGAAGAAACAAAAACCAAACTGGTTCAAATAAAATGGCAAGAAAGCAGATAAACATACGGGCAGGATTTGATTTAAAATACTTTTCTGATGAGCAACAAAATTTAATTCGTGGCTTAAGAAAAACCGCAAGTCAAATGAAATCCATTGGCAAAGAAATGTCAATGAATATTACTGCGCCATTAGCTTTGATGGGAGGGTTAGCAGTTAAGAGTTTTGCAGAATTTGAACAATCAATGGCAAAGGTTAATGCCGTAAGTGGTGCAACTGCTACACAATTCAAATCACTTAATCAACTTGCAAAAGATTTAGGAGCGAACACAAGATTTACGGCAACGGAAGTTTCTGACTTGATGTTGAATTATTCCAAGTTGGGATTTTCGGCAAGTGAAATTGAATCAATAACCGCAGCTACATTAAACTTGGCACTTGCAACCGGTGAAGACTTAGCAAAAAGTGCTGAAGTTGCAGGTAGTACATTAAGGGCTTTTGGTTTGGATGCAAGTGAAATGTTGCGCGTTACTGATGTAATGGCAAAATCATTTAGTTCATCTGCGCTTGATTTAGATCGTTTCAGCGAATCAATGAAATATGTGGCTCCAGTTGCGGCCGCTGCTGGCATTTCACTTGAAGAAGCGAGTGCAATGTTGGCCATTCTTGCAAATAACGGAATCAAAGGATCGCAGGCAGGTACATCACTAAGAAGAATAATTACTGACTTAGGTTCCACTGGTGGCAATGTTGCGGGTGCAATTGGTAATCTTGCAACTAAAGGTTTAACACTTGGGAATGCAATGGATGAGGTTGGTCGAACTGCACAAACCGCATTGATTGTATTAAGCAAAGGTGTTAATCAAATAAAGCCTTTGACAACAGAGTTTGAAAATGCTGAAGGTGCTGCGGCTGCAATGGCAGGAATAATGGATGATACATTGCAAGGTTCTTTACTTGCTTTAAGTTCAAAAATAGAAGCAGTTAAAAATGCGTTTGGTGAAGGAATGGCACCTGCGGTTGCAAAAGTTGCGGAAAAGATTGGTGCATTAGCTGATTGGTTTAAAAATTTAAGCCCACAAATGCAAGATTTCATTCTTATTATAGCAGGGTTAGCGGCTGCAATTGGGCCTTTGGTTTATGGGATTGGATTGTTAACAAGCGCAATGGCAATGTTAGCTTTGCCTATTGCACCTTATGTAATTTTATTTGCTGCAATTACTGCGGCTGCGGTTGCGTTAGGTGTAGCAATGGCACACACAAGTCAGGTATTCCCGCAAGTTGAAGCATCTATTAAAACGATGAAAACTTCCTATGAGAAACTTGGTGAGCAAATAGGAAAAATAAATGGATTAAAACAACAAGGCGTACTTGCATCTGGTGAAGCTATAAAGGCAAACATATCAGAAACAAGGTCAATAATGCTTAAAACTGCGGCAACAGTTAAAGATGCCTATGAAAAAAGACAAGCACTACTTGATGAATTAAAAGAAAGAAAGAAACTTCACGAAGGTAAAACATTTACTTTTGGCAGTGGAACAACCGCAATGACAAATGTGGTTGAGACTAAAAAAACGCAAGAAAGCATTAATCAATTAAATATTGAAATTAGTGCAGCGCAAAAACAAATGATTGCAGCAGGTCAAGCCACAAAGGATCTTGAAATGCAATTGCAAACATTAAGCGAAGTAAAACTAACACCGGTTGTTGGTGGCATAACAAAATTAGCAAAGGAGACAGATAAGGCAGCAGAAAAAACAATAAAACTTTCAAGAAATTGGAAGGGATTAGGCGACATTTTGGAATCTATGAGAGGTTCAAAAGGCTTTGATCCTAACATGCAACTTGATTTAAGTGGTGTTGTAATAAACACAGATACAACCGGCATATTGTCTGACATGGAAGAGTTGGGCAAAGAAATGGGTTCAGCTTTATCGGATGGATTGAAAGCATTAGCAACAGAAGGTTTAACGCAATTTGGTGAGTTCTTAGGCAATGTAATGAGTGGAGGCGATATGACTGTGAAAGACTTTGGGAAAGGCTTGTTAGACTCATTAGGTAAGTTCATGGGCCAATTTGGTGAAGCTATGATTGCAATGGGGATTGCGCAGGTTATGTTGGATGTAGCAATAAAATCATTCAATCCTGCACTTGCAATAATAGGCGGTGTGGCATTAGTTGCAGCAGGGGCGGCAATTTCAAATCTAAGTCAAAAAGGAATAGACAAAAGTGGCGCATCAAATCCATCATCATTTTCTGGTGGATATTCATCAATGAACACTTCAAACATGCAACCAATAGTTTTGGAAACAAAAATAAGCGGCAGGGATTTAGTTCTTGTACAAAGTAGATCAAACAATTTCAGAAGATAAAAAAATAAATGGGTAACACAATTTTTAGCAGTCAATTAGTATCAAGTGATGGTGTACGATACAAGGCAGAATTATACGGTGAAGACTATATTGGTTTTCCAAAAGTTGCAATTGTTGGCGGTGCTGGAAACACTTATTATGTTTCAAAAGATTGGACTAATTTTTTGCAAATTGGTCAAGTACTTTATTTATACACTGGAAGCGAAATTGATCCACTAACAACTTTCAATACATATAAAGCAAGGGTTGTTGCTGATGGTGGTGTTGTTGAAAATGATGAATGTGCAATTGCTGCCATTGGTTCGTTGGCTTATACAACGGCCACAATCACCGCAATTTTTTCAAGTGGACCAACTACATTAATAACATTAAATATTGCTTACAGTGGCTCTTATGCGTCAATAGGAAGCAGTTTAGCACCATCAGAACAATACACACCAACATTTTCACCGGATATAATGGCACTTAATACTGAGTGGGGTGGTGAAGGTGATGAAATACTTGGTGCAATTAAAGATTCAAGCAGCACAATAACCTATGCAAATAATGACGTTTGGTTTGATCGTTTTTTTGAGCAGTATAAAATTACACAAGACAACAAACTTAAATTCCTAATCTACAAACAAGATGGTGAGTTATGGGATTTAGATTGGGCAGGTATTATTGTGATGGACTTGGTTGAATGGGCCAATGATTCAAAGCCTATTCCGTACACTTTTAAAGCCATTGATGGACTTGCAGCGTTGAAGTTCTATGAATACACACAAGAAACTTTAGAGCAGAACACGGCCATCAGAAACGTGTTTGATATACTTGGACTTTTGGACTTGTATAAGTTCTGGGGTGCAACCGATCCGTATCTTAGGGAATCAATTGAATACAAAAGTAGAGTTTTGGAAGCAACCACAACAGATGCAGATTCACCGCTTGACTACACATACATTTCTGATAACTTTTTTATTGAGGATGCAAATAAATTTCCAACAAAATGGAAGTCTTATTATGACGTTCTAAAAGGGATAATGGACATTTATTCATGTAGGATATACATTGCAAATGGTGTTTATTATATTCAGCAGGTACGTAACTTTAAAAATGAGAATATTACTTTTAGAGAATACTTAGTTGATTCAAGTAATAATTATACTTACACAGAAGGTGTTTATACGCATCAAAGGGATGTTGGAAACACAACGGAAGATTTTAATATTTTAGCGGGTGGAACATTTGGTTATTATGCAGGGGCTTATAAGGTCAAAATGGAACAAAAACGACATTTTGAAGGTAGCCACATAAATGAAGATGTTAAAAGCGTAATTGCAAACGATGATCCTACGTCACAAGATTCTTACACTTT